AGTTATTCAAGCTACTGAAAAGTATGTAGAAGAGTATTCTATTAATAGGTACAACTACATGCGTAACTCACAGTATTTTATTAGAAAACAGAATACAGATAAAACCTGGGATTCTACTCTAGCAACTTACTGTGATATGATTACACAAGATGATTATGAAGCACCTGTATTCTTTAAAGAAAAGATAGTATGATTAGATTTAAATTGTTCTTTGTTGCATTAACAGGAAGTCTTGTTTCCTGGCTGTTAGTTTATACTCTACTTATAGAAATGAACTTTGTACAGTTTTTAGCAATAGAGTTTATAGTGGGACTATCTCACTACATCTATAATGATGTAAAAGGTAAATTAACAACATAATCCAAATGTATGGCAGAATTATTTAACGGTGCCCGGGCTCTGAAGCCTGTGAGTGAAAGAGACGCTCTTAGAAAAGCCCTTCTTAAGATGAAGGCTAGAAGATCTGGTGAGCTAAAGTCACTTAAAAGTTCATGGCCCAAATTTAATGATGCCTTCTGTGATGGATTGGAATGGAGAACTATCACCGTAGTAGGTGCTAGACCGGGAACAGGTAAGACTCTATTTATGGAACAATTAATCTCTGATATTATTGAAGAGAATAAAGACCATAAGTTTAGAGTACTTAAGTTCCAGTTTGAGATGCTTGATGAGACCAATGGTATCAGAAAGCTGAGTCTGAATACTGCTTCTGATTACAATACATTAATGAGCAAGGGGGAACCCGTGGATAAGGATCTATACTTAAGATGTGTACAGTACTATGAGCAAACTGCCGAGACTGATGTCATAGATGTAGTATATGATCCGTGTACCGTTGATGAGATGTGTGCTACCATACATTATTATATGGAAAAACACAAGGATGAAAATGGTAACTATATGAATGCTCTGGTTACTATTGACCACTCAGCACTACTTAAAGTAGGAAAGGGTCAGAAGGATAAGTTTGAAGTATTATATGCTCTTGGTGAAGCCATGACATATATGAAAAAACATTATCCTGTGGCATTTCTTGTCTTGAGTCAGCTGAACAGGAATATAGATTATCCAGACAGATCCAAAGATGGTGACTATGGGAATTATGTATTAGATTCTGATTTATTTGGAGCAGATGCTCTATTGCAACATGCTGATGTAGTACTTGGTATTAATAAGCCCTCTATCAGAAAGATTAGGTTCTATGGTCCTGAAAGATTTATTGTGAATGATGAAGATCTTCTTGCATTTCACTTCTTAAAGTCTAGGAACGGAACAACTAGGTTAAGCTTCTTTAAGCTAGATAGAGAAAACATGAGGATTGTTGAAATAGAAACACCTCCACAAGCAACAAAACTTAAATTATAATTATGAGTAGAAAAGAAAGAGAAAGAGAATTCTTTGCTTATCAGATGGATAAGTTTAGAAAAGCTCAAGTAGCTGACCCATTCTTTGTCTTAAAGACTGCCTTCTTTCAGAAAGGTAAGTATGGTAGACAAGTACAGCTATTTGAAAGTGAACTTAAGAGAGGTGAAGACATCTATATTGAGTTTATTGATATTATCAGAGATGAATCTGGTAAAGAGCAAGGTATTGAACCGGCATATGCTGACAGAGCTCTGTTTAAGTGTAAAGCCAACCCGTACTATGCTGAAGAGTATGATGTAAAAGAGGGTACTAATCTTAATGGTGATAATTACCTTGCCTATACAGTACCTTTATCAGAGCTCATGGTTCTTATGCCAGATGGTTCTGAGATTACTCATAATCTGTATGAGAAAAGAAAAGCTGAAGCTCCTAAAGAACAGATTACACTATCTGTGTTTCCAAACTTTGAGGATGAATTTATTCCAAAGCTCAAAGAAAAGACAGAAGAACTGTCTCTAGATCTTCCAACTGAAGATGAGAGTATGGCTGAGATTACTATTAGAGATTTTGCTGCAATTATGTGGCAGAAACCTGTTAGTAGTAAGAAATGGTTGAATGATTTAATTGCACAACAATGAGTATAGTTCTCCCAACTAAGAAAGTTGCGGCTGATAGAACTAATCCAAAGAGATTAGTAATCTACTCAAAGCCAAAGACTGGTAAAACAACTGCCTTTGCGGGTCTTGACGAGAATCTAATCATGGATTTAGAAAATGGTGCTGATTATGTAGAAGCTCTCAAGGTTAAAATAGGAAGCTTACAAGAGCTACTTGATACTGGTAAAGCTATTAAGGCTGCAGGTAACCCATACAAGTATGTTACAGTAGATACTGTAACTGCATTAGAAGATATGGTGATGCCTTTAGCTATTAAACTCTACAAGCAAACTAGCATGGGTAAAAACTATGATGGAGATAATGTCTTGTCCCTACCTAACGGTGCCGGGTATTTATATTTAAGACAAGCTTTCTTTCAAGTTTTAGATTTTATTGATACATTAGCCCCCCATATTATTTTATCTGGTCACATTAAGGACAAACAGGTAGATGATAAGGGAGAGATGGTTCTTGCAGCAAATATAGATTTGACAGGTAAGATTAAGTCTCTCATCTGTGCTAATGCAGATGCAATTGGCTACATGTACAGGAAAGGTAATAAGACTATTTTATCATTCAAGACAAATGAAGAGGTAACTTGCGGTGCAAGACCTGAGCACTTGAGAAATGAAGAGATAGTAGTAACAGAGATGAATGAATCTGGTGGATTAGAATTCCACTGGGACAAAGTTTTTATTTAACAATTTAATTTTAAGAAAAATGGCATTAAGCACAACTGATTTGGGCAAAGAAGGCTCAGGACTAGCAAAAACAATTACACCAGGTAATCATGTACTAAAGATTAACAACATTGAGCTTGAGGATTTCAAGTTCATTCCCGGTGCATTTCATCTTATGTTACATGTGGAGACTGCACCTATTGAGGGTTTTGAGGGTTTCCTAGTTGACAAAGAGGATGAGAGCAAAGGAAGATATCAGGGTCAGATTGGTAGAATTAAAGCAAGTCAATATGCATTTGCAGATGGTGAAACTAAATCTGGAGTTAAAATTCAGAGAGATAGATCTATCTTAATTTTCTTGAGAACTTTGGCTCATACTCTACAACTTGATTCTTGGTTCCTTGAGCAAGATGGTCAGCATGATACTATTGAGGACTTTGTTAAGGCATTCAACAAGACTGCAGACTTTAGAGAAAAGTATCTTGAGTTCTGTGTAGCTGGTAAAGAATATGAAGGTAAAACAGGTTATACAAACTATGACTTGTGGTTACCAAAAGCTGAAGGTAAGAAATATGCATTTGGTGAAGAAGAATCTGGTTCTGTAATTAGATTTGATGAGACTAAACATGTTAAAAAACTAGAAGTTAAAGAAGTTAAGTCATTTGGGGATGAAGATGTGTTCCTAAAACCTAAGACTTCATCTGATTTCAGTCTAGACTAACCACTCACTTTTTAAAGGGGGAGATTAGTATTAATTTTATTGTATAACAAGGATTTTTAGACTAAATCAGGGACTCCCCCTTTATATTTTTATTGGTTATGATTTCAACAAAGAATTTAATATCTGATTTGGAGGAAGTACCTAGAGAATGGGTATTTGAGTATTATCTGAACTTAAGAGAGAAGCTTACCGGACAGAACATTAAGATGCTATCTGCATTTAATGTTAGAGATAAAGTGCCAAGCATGTTTATCTATCAAGACGGTGGTAAGTATAAGTTCAAAGATTTTTCTTCAGGATTTCAAGGTGACCAAGTAGAACTTGTTAGGTATCTATTTAACTATGATGCTAGATTTAAGGCCACTAACCGGATAATTACCGATTATCAGGAGTACTTAAAACATAATGCACCTGCAGTAAGAGGTCCTATACAGTTTCATGATAAGTTTAAGGTTGTAGATTTTGAGATGAGACACTGGAACACACTTGATCAGAAATACTGGACACAATTTAAAATTGGTTCTAGTATCTTAAGTCAGTATAATGTAGTTCCATTGGAATTTTTTACAATGTCTAAGACTGAGATTGATGATTCTGTAACAAGCTATAGATTTTCTAGACCCTATGTTTATGGTTATTTCCGTAATGATGGTGAGCTCTATAAGATTTATATGCCAAAGATTCCTGAGAAGAAGTTCATTAAGATCCAGAACTACACACAGGGTATGGATCAACTGCAATATGATTCCAAGTACTTACTGATTGTTTCTTCACTTAAAGACCTCCTGTCTTTTAAGAAACTTGGTATTGGTAATATAGAATGTATTGCTCCAGACAGTGAGAATACAATGATTGGAGAATCTGTTATAAATAGACTTAGAGAGAAGTATTCTAAGATTATTGTACTGTTTGATAATGATGAGCCCGGTATAAAGGCTGCTCAGAGATATCAGGACAAGTATAATATTCCACATGTAATACTTGACATGTCTAAGGATTTATCAGACT